TTCAAAATCTACCCCAGATTGTACAATCTGCTGTACAGATTATACAGTCTTTAGTTTCTGGACTGACGCAAGCTCTGCCTCAGATTATCGCAGCGGGCATTCAGCTTGTTGTACAACTAGCCGTAGCCTTGATAAAGGGACTTCCACAGATTATTTCTGCGGGTATTCAATTAATTACGGGACTCGGTAAAGCCATGTTAGAGGCTATCCCAAATGCTCTTTCAGGAGTTTGGGAAGGTATTAAGAGCGGATTCAGTTCGATGTGGGATCAAATCACAGGTAAGAGTTCCACAAGTACAGCTAAAGTCTCTGCGGACGCCACGGCCATGGCCTTGAATGTTGGTACTCAAACAACAGCTATGGCTAATCAAGCCAATACAGATACGACATCTATGCTTAATAGCATTAGTCAAAATACAGAGCTTGCTAATATAAACGCTACATCAAATGCTACACAGATGGCTAATAATGTTAATGCTCAGACAGGAACGATGAGTCTTCAGGGGTTGAATGATTCAATGTCTCTTGCGAGTGGCATTAGCGCTAATATGTCTGTGGCTAATATTAACGCTACTACTCAGGCTCAAGAAATGGCTTCAGGGGTTAATGGTGCGACTTCTTCAATGAATCTAGACGCCATTAATCATACGCTCAGCTTAGCTAGTGGTGTTGGTGCAAACATGGGAACCGCTAGCACAAGTGCAACTTCTCAGGCGCAAGCTATGAGCTCAGGAGTGAGTAACAGTCTGGCATCAATGCAGTCAAACTCAACTAAAGCAGCCTCTGGTCTGTCTAATAGCGTGACAAGTGAAATGTCTTCTGCAGCAACCTCTGCAACCTCAAGCGCCAATAGGTTGTCCTCGGCGGTTGAGTCTGGCTTCAATAAGGCGAAGACTTCAGCAACAACCTCAATGAATGGGATAGCCAATGCGGTTAAAACAGGATTTAGTAGCATTAACAGTACTGCAAAGCAATCTATGGCAAACCTTGTAAGTTCAGTGACTTCTGGGATGTCTCGTGCAACCGCGGTGTCTAATAATGCTTGTCAGAAGATCCTCTCAATATTCAGGGCTTTGGCAGGGCAGATGTCTTCTGCAGGAGCTTATGCAGGTCAAGGTTTTGCTAATGGTCTAGCTAGTAGCGCAGGCACAATCTACGCAATAGCTAACAGCATTGCCGCTAACGTAGCAGCAACAATTAGACGCGCTCTGGATATTCACTCGCCATCTCGTGTCACTAAAACACTAGGAGCATTTACTGGAGAGGGGTTTGCCCTCGGTATGGCAGAGTGGATAGGTGAGATCAATAGTCTAGGTAAAGCATACGCAACAGCAGTTACTGATCAAAACTGGGGGGTAAATAGTACTGTTTCAACATCTGCTAAAGTTAATAATAGTGGAATCAATACCTCTCTTGATAATCTTAGCGAAGAGGTTAGGCAGTCTCAATTGTCAGAGCCTATCTTTGAAGTGCATAATGAGATTGTTGGAGATAAAATTTACACGGCTGTTAAAGAAAAAGAATCAAGAGAGCAATCTAAAGATTCTTATTTTGTTTTTGCCTAGAAGGGAGTATTTTGGATTTATTAATAGAAAAAGAGAGTCAGGCAACTAGATTGTCTGACTTTGGTATTTATAATATTGCTATTGAAGATAGTGCTCCTCTACTATCTGTATCACACCGAGCAGTCAAAGGAAGGAGTGGTTACATCTACGATGGGGCTACTTTTACGACTAAAACGCTTAAGGTCAAAGGAAGAGTGACGGTAAGCGATGTAGAAGGAGTTTTGGACAAACAGGACGAACTAAACGCTCTGCTTGTTGTTGACGAACCTTTCTACGTGACTAAGATGTACCCTGAAAACTCAGATCTATTTAACTTTGAGCTTCCAGGGGAAAGCACAGGAGACCTGCAACTTATTGGCTCTCCTCATAAACCTTGGAAATATAGATTTAAAGTCATCCTAGACGACACTATCGCTTATGAATTTATAGGAAAAACCAGTCAAGGACTAAAATATAATCTTTCCTTCACACTAAGAACTGCTGAATTACCTTTCGGTGAGACAAAACCAAAGGACATAACTCTATCAGGGGGCAGTTTTGCCTATGGAGGAACCGCTAAAGCAAGTCAGTTAGAGTGGCCTTTTATTATAGAGCTTACTCCCTCTGGAGGTCAGACTAATTTTTATATTGAAATTGATGGCAGGCGCTTTGAGTTTAAGCAGAATAGCCAGCTACAAAATAGTGATAAATTACTTTTGACAGGCATAGCTACCACACTAAACGGAAATTATGTCAATGCTAAAACGAACTATGAGTATTTTATCTTCAATCCTAATCCTAACAAGAGAATTACTTACAAAACGGATTTTCTTGGCACGATTAGGATTTTAAATTTTGTAGAGTTGTATAAATAGGAGGGTCTAATGATTACTTTTTTGGATCATCGTGACATTGAGTATGGGGCCATTAGTGTCATTAGGCATACTAATGCTGTTAATGGTGAGCGCTCAGTGAGCGGGGAAATTTATACAAACAGTGATGTCCTCAATAATATCGATAGAGGGTGGCGACTTAGATTTGAAGATGAGTATTACGTTGTTATTTACGCAAAGCCTGTTGATGTTGGTCAAAAAACGCAAGTTTCGTTTGATGCCATACACCAATTTTTTTGGGACTTCAGCAAGAGTAGTATCTATGAGGGTCTCGGAGATGGGTCTCATACCATTGATACCTATCTAGAGACAGTATTTAAAGGTAGTGGGTACCGCTATAAGCTAGAAGTAGGTGTGAACGCATTTAGAAAACAATCTTTTAATTATAAGTCTAGGTTAGATTTATTCAATGAGATTATTAAAGCGACCGGACTTGAGTTTTCAGTCAGCGGGAAAGTTGTTCGGCTATTAAAAAACATAGGTACTGATCTGTCAACAGTGGTACGAAAAAATTTCAACATGAATGATCTTACCATTGAAAAAAATATTGATAGCTTTATTACCTATCAGAAAGGCTTTGGTGCATGGACCGACCCAGAGGACCACTCTAAGGGGAGACTTGAGGCGGAATACGAAAGCCCTCTTGCCAAGGAGTACGGTCGACTTGAAGGGGCGCCTCTGACGGATGAGCGCTTCACGGTGGCAGATAATCTAAAAGAAGCTTTAAAAAGTAATGTTGAAAATTCTTATAAGATATCAGTAAAAATTGATATGGAAGATTTAATGAGAGCTGGTTATAGATGTGAGAGGCCGGTTGCTGGTGACTACATTATGGCGATAAATGAGACTTTAGGTTTTCAAGAGCGTATACGGATAGTTTCTTTTACAAGCTACTACGACGCAACTGGAGCTTTAGTAAAACATGAAGTCACTTGTAATGATATCGGATCTGTGAAAAAACAAAGCGTAGGAAGTCTGTCTATAAACAGTAGAATCAATCAGATAGATGCAGATATTGCTTCTGCAATTGAAGTAGCAACACAAGCACTAGTATCTGCTGATGGGAAAAATACTGTTTACGGTGGCACAGAAATGCCCAAAGATGAACCAAAAGGAACCTTAAAAAAAGGAGACATATTATTTCTAAAAGTTGGTGATACTACTAGAATGTACTTTTGGAATGGTGCTGAGTGGGAGGAACCCGAGGTTGTGAACGACCCAGAACGATGGCGTGAAGACCTCGAAAAACAAATCTCTGAGGCAATCGAAAAAGCCAAAAAAGCGCAAGAAGAAATCAACCGGCGCACTGACAAAGAGCTTGAAGAGTTTAGAGAAACACTCAAAAACCTAGCGTTACCAGAAGAAGCCATTAAAAAAATCACAGATGCTATCAAGGTTGATGACATCCCATCGATTAAACAAAGCTTTGACGACCTCAAAAACAAAGTCAGTGAAACGAGCGAGACATCCCGTCTAAACGCCGAAATCATAGGCACAGACGGTAAGACCCGCTACAACAAAAATTTGCTGGTCGGCAACCCTAATCGTGTTAAAAAAATTGATGAGGATTTTATTGAGGTAGAAGCCAATGATGGTGGTTTCAAGCGTGGCGAGACCTATACGATTAGCTTTAGCCAGACATGTGAGCCACTAAATAAAGTGGCAATTACGCTGATACAGGCTAATAATAAAGGTCTCAAGCTGGTGCTGACACCGACAAAGGCTAAGATGGAGCCACAGACGTTTGAGGTCACTAAGGATAAACAGTCTATAGAGGTCTATCCTTTGAGCTATAAAGGTGTTTTAACAGGTGATTGGTATAAATCTAAGCAAATAGATTTAACCGCGTCAGAGGGGCAAATTTTAGCTCTGGATATGGCTTATAAAGCTGTGGTTGATGCTAAAGGTGCAACAATCACAGCTAAACAATCAAGCAATCCAAAAATTATTTTAGACGGAAGGAGGGACAGATGACGCTAGAAGAAAGAATACCAATTAAAGTCTTATTTGACCGCAAGGATGCCGCCGAATGGCAAAAATTAAATCCTGTTGTTGATGATGGTGAACTAGTTGTTGAGCTAGACACTCACAGGCTAAAGGTCGGAGATGGCAAATTGAATTACAACGACTTGCCTTACTACGAAGGTCCTCAAGGAGAATCTATCACTAAAGTACAGCTATCCGAAAATGGTGACTTGTCTGTGTGGATTGGCGACAAAGAGACTAAGCTTGGCAACATCAAAGGTCAAAAAGGTGATAAAGGGACAAGTATTGCCGACATCACTAAAGTGGGTGAGACGCTTACTATCACACTATCAGATGACACTCAAAAAACCTTTAGTATCCCTAATGGCCAAAAAGGGGATAGAGGAAAAGGAGTAGAGAGTGCTCGAGTTGATGAAGAGGGGAACCTTTTTGTCAAGTTTGAAGAAGAATCTGAAAAGTTAGTAGGCAACATCAAAGGTCAAAAAGGTGATAAGGGTGATTCCTTAAAGTTTGAAGACCTTACTTCTGACCAAATCGCCCAAATTAAAGCTAAGGACGTAGACCTATCTGCCTACGCTACAAAGGCAGAACTTAAAGAGATTGATGTGAGTAAGCAGCTTGCAGACTATCTGTCTAAAGCAGAGGCAAACAGCACTTATGCTAAAGCAAGTCACAAGCACTCGCTAAGTGATATTACTGATCTAAACCTAGACCGGTATGCGACTAAAATAGAGCTACAAAACAAAGCAAGTACATATCACCGGCACAGAACATCTGATATTGATGGTATAGATGAATACCTTAAACAAACTGATCTGCCACAAGACATTGTTAAGCAATCAGATATTAGGGACGTTGTCCGAAATGCGCAGCTAAGCGGCTATGTTAGATTAGCTGATATCCAGTATCAGTTAAACAACATCGGAAAGCTAAAAGATGTGGCAACAGGTCAGTACCTATCTGTCCGTGTGGTTGATAAAGGTAAAGTGCCATATAACACAAGCGGATTAATTGTTTTTGAACGCTCTGGAGGTAAGTAATGGCAGTGCAAGAGATACCAGACACGTATTTTTACCGCTTAGACAGTCAAAGCATTGATGGTACTTTATTACAAAAAGCCAGTTTGGTTGTCGACCAATTTTATATTAAGATAGATGATTACTATAGCTTTTACACAGATCAAGACGTTGATGTATATAAAATTATATCTAGCACACAGGCTGATGTGTATAAAGCTAATAAGTATAACTATCAGTCATTATCAAAACCAGATACTAGCGTCCAAAAGCCTTCTGCCGCGATGGGTTTGTACCAATCGATTACTATTGATGGACTGCCAATAGCTCGCGTTATTTGTAATAATCAGGTCATTTGGTCTCAATCAGCAGAGCCTCAGGAAGTTTACAACATTACAGCGTATGTAGACGCTAACGTATCTAAATTAAATGATTATGCTGTCATTGATTACAATCAGGATTTTGCGACTTATGGGGTTGTTTGGCATCGAGTTGATAAAGTCGCTGTTGAGGTTGACGGCAAAATCGTTGCTAAGCTACAAAAACCAGTTCGGACAGTTGCCGGCGGAGGCGCAATGCTGTCTATCGAGACGTGGACTTATCCGTTTGATGGGATAGACAAGTATAAAAACCCAACATTTAAAATTTCGCAACATTAGGAGGTAACAATTGAGTAGAGATCCAACACTTTTAATAGACGAGTCAAATTTAACGATTGGCTCTGACGGACGTGCTTATTATACATTTAAAGCTGATGGTGACACAAAAAGCGTTAAATTAGCTAATAACAAATGTATCGGTACGACTCGCTTTAACCAGCTCATGATTGAGCGAGGGGGTAAGCCAACTAACTACGTGGCGCCAGTGGTTGTTGAGGGCAGCGGTGAGTCAACCGGACTTTTTAAAAACTTGGAAGGAGCGCTCAGTCAGTTAAAAGAGCTTAATTTAGAGCTGACAGATACCGTTAATTCTCAGCTTTGGGCAAAAATCAAACTCACAACAAACGGCATGTTGCGTGAGTATCATCGTGATAACATCACAACAGAGATTGTCGAAAGTGCAAATGGTATAGCAACACGGATTAGTGAGGATACTGATAAAAAACTTGCGCTTATTAATGAGACAGTCTCAGGTATTAGACGTGACTATCAAGACGCTGATAGACAGCTATCATCAACTTATCAAGCTGGCATTAACGGCCTAAAGGCCACAATGGCCAATGATAAAAACGACCTAAAAGCTGTGATACAAGCAACCGCTCAAGGTTTGTCGCAAAAGTATGATGATGAGATACAGCAGTTATCTGCTAAGATAACCACGACATCTAGCGGCACCACAGAGGCCTACGAGAGTAAGCTTGCGGACTTACGAGCTGAGTTTACTCGTAGCCATCAAGGCATGCGGACAGTGCTAGAGTCAAGAATCAGTGGGTTGCAATCAACGCAACAATCAACTGCCTACCAAATCTCACAAGAGATTAAAAATCGTGAGGGTGCTGTTAGTCGTGTGCAACAGGACCTAGCTAGCTATCAGCGGCGATTGCAGGATACTGAGAAGAATTACAGTAGCTTAACCCAGACAGTTAGAGGGTTACAATCAACTGTCAGCGCCCCTAACCGAGGGTTAGAATCCCGTGTCACACAACTAGCTGGCTTGATTGAACAAAAAGTCACTCGTGGTGAAATGGAGAGTTATATTCGTGGGGCAGGCGACAGTATTATGCTTGCGATTAAGGGCAAACTCCCGCAAAGCAAAATGTCCGCAAGTGAGATTGTCTCAGCCATTAATTTAAACGGCTACGGTGTCCGCATCTCTGGCGAGCGTATCGCCTTAGACGGCAATACCACGGTTAATGGAGCGTTTGGCGCAAAACTTGGTGAGTTTATCAAGCTAAAAGCCGACCAGATTATCGGTGGGACAATCGATGCAAACAAAATCAATGTGATTAATCTCAACGCTAGCAGCATTGTTGGTTTAGATGCTAACTTTATTAAAGCAAGGATTGAGCATACGATTACAAGTTTGCTTGAGGGTAAAGTCATCAGAGCAAGAAATGGTGCTATGATGATTGATTTAAACAACTCTACCATCGATTTTAATAGCGATGCATCCATCAATTTCAACAGCAACAATAATGCGCTTGTTCGAAAATCAGGTACCCACACTGCTTTTGTGCATTTTGGTAATGCGACACCAAAAAACTTTACAAGGTCGGCTCTTTATGCGTCAATCGGAATCACTTCATCTGGTGATGGTATCAATAGCGCGTCATCTGGTCGTTTTTGTGGAGCAAGGTTTTTTCGGACGGCTAGCGGATATGAACATACAGCATCAGTTGATCAGGCAGAAATTTATGGAGATACCATCATTTTTGCGGATGACTTTGGTATAAACCGTGGATTTAAAATGACACCAACGGGTGTAAACACACTTGTGGATATCAATAAAATGTATTATGCGATTGTAGCTTTGGCAAGGTGCTGGAAACATCTACAAAATGTTGGCTGGGATACTACACACCCGAATTTTACTAGCGCTATCATGAACGAGCATAGCAATTATATGACTGGAATTTAGGAGAAACAATGCAAGAAAAATTATTAGGAAAAATTATTAACGATTTAACACTTAAAGTCGCTAATTTAACGCTGGAAAATGCTCAATTAAAAGCACAGCATGAAATCGAATTGGAAGAATTAAACGCACAATTGGATGAAGCAACAGCACCGAAGGAAGAAGGTAAATAAACATGAGAAATTGGAAAGTAACAGGAAACTACCCACAGTGGGACGGTACAGGAGCAGTCGTTGATACACAGGTAATTATTACAGATGACAGAGGTGCAGTCATCTCAGAGAAGGTCAAAAAAGACTTGAGAACAGCTAATGATGCAGAAATTATCGAGGCTGCTTTAGAGGAGTTTAAAAAGACTGCTTACGTCGAAATTGCAATGGGCGAAGCCGTGCAAAAAGTAGACGACCTTGAAAAAATCTCACAAGAAACCGCTAAGACTGCCAAGACTGCTCAAACAGCCGCTGGACTAGCTAAAGTGTCCGCTGAACGCACGCAAAAGATGATTAACTTGCAAACCATCCACGTTTTGACAAGCGGTGGCAAGATTGATCCTGACATTTATAAAGGC